GTTGTTGTATTTGTCGGTGTATTAGTTGGTGTAACAGTAGGTGTTTTAGTGTTGGTTGGTGTAACGGTAGGAGTTTTAGTATTGGTAGGTGTGACTGATGGTGTTCGTGTATTTGTGGGTGTTATGGTTGGTGTTACGGAATTTGTTGGAGTATTTGTTGGTGTCGGTGTATTTGTTGGAGTAATAGATGGAGTAACTGTCGGACTACTTGTTATACTTGGTGTAGGTAATATGACTTTACAACTTACAAGTTGAAATGTTTGGCAATTATTTGCGTCAATAATTTTTATTAAAACAGATTGAGCTGTTTGTAATAATGGTGGTAAATTGAAATATCTAGTTGGCGGTACCGTACCTGAAAAAGAGGCAATAAAAGTTTCATTGTTTCCATAAATGTCAGAAACATATAATTGATAAGGTGAAGTTCCAGTTATTGATGATATTTCTATCAATGCCATCTTTTTGTCTTATATTCAGTAAATAGATGAACGTATGATTTACTACTATTTTTTTCTTACTAGAAATTTATACTGATTGTTTTTTACTGATTTCAAATATCATGGAACTATGATTTGACACATTGTTTCGAAATTAGTTTGACAATTATTTGAATCAACTATTTTAATTGATACTATTGGGGCTGTGTCAAATAAAGACGGTAATATGAAATATTGAGATGGAGGAACTGCCCCTGAAAAAGAAGCTATAAATGTTTCATTGTTTCCATAAATGTCAGAAACAAATAGTTGATAGGGCGAAGTTCCAGTTATTGATGATATCTCAATTAATGCCATCCTTGTGTCTTATATTCAGTAAATAGATGGAACAAGATTTCTTGAAACTTTTTTTAAATAAACTCAACAAGAAATCCCACAAATCTTTAGTTTGTGGGATGAATTGTTGTTCTGTAATAACAATAAATATTTTTTTGAAAAAAAACAATATTATTCTAAACTTTTTAAGTTTCATTGATATTTATCGATATAATGATTTACAAAGCGTTTAAATATAGAATTTATCCGAACAAAGAACAAGAAGAACTTATGTTAAAACACATGGGTTGTTCTAGATGGGTTTATAACTATGCTTTAAACAAAAAAATAACATCATATCAGGAAACTGGAAAAGGTTTAAATAGATTTGATATTCAGAAAGATTTACCTCAACTTAAAAAAAATGAAGACACTTCTTGGTTGAAAGAAGTAAATTCACAAACATTACAAGCATCTTTAGAAAATTTGGACAAAGCATTCACAAGATTTTTTAAAGAAAAAAAAGGATTTCCAAAATTCAAATCAAAAAAAGATAATAGGCAAAGTTTTAATATTCCTCAGAATACAGAAATTGATTTTGAAAAAAATAAGATTTGGTTACCAAAATTTAAAACATCAATAAAAGTTAAAATTGATAGAACTTTTGAAGGAATAATAAAAACTAGTACGATAACAAAAACACCAACAGGAAAATATTTCATTTCTATTTTAGTTGAGTTGGAAAAAGAGTTACCTAAAAAGAAACCCTTAGACGAAAAACAAGCTATTGGTATTGATTTAGGTATTAAAACTTTTGCAACATTATCAAATGGAATGGAAATAGAAAACCCAAAACATTTAAAAAAATCCCTTAAAAAGTTAAAAAAACAACAAAGAAAAGTTAGTAGAAAAGTTAAAGGAAGTAATAATCGTAAAAAAGAAATTAAAAAATTGGCTTTGATTCATGAAAAAGTTACAAATAAAAGAAATGATTTTTTACACAAAACTTCTCATTATTTAGTTACAAATTTCGATACTTTGTGTTTAGAAACCTTAAAATCGGGTAATATGATGAAAAATCATAAACTAGCTCAAGCTTTAAGTGATATTTCGATAGCAAAGTTCATTGGACTTATTGATTATAAATCAGAATGGTTTGGATGTAATATTTTGAGAATAGGGCAATTTGAACCTAGTTCTAGAATGTGTTCTTGTGGTGTAATAAATAAACAATTAAAGTTAAGTGATAGGGTTTGGACTTGTAGTTCCTGCGGAACAACTCACGATAGAGATGTTCTTGCTGCGAATAACATTAAACACTTTGCCTTTACAAAAAATAATACTGCTGGAACGGCAGAAATTCACGCTTGTGGAGATATGATGGACGTTAGTCAATCAGCCCAAGAAACCAAACCATCTTTAGTGGTTTGGTAGTTCATCTTAGATTGAAGGTGTTGGTGTGGCTGAATTTGTTGGTGTGAATGTTGGGGTAACTGAACTAGTTGGTGTTACAGTAGGTGTAACCGTAGGAGTCGGTGTAGATAAACAATTTATTACATAATCAATTAATAAATTGACTGTGAAAACAGGATTAGGTGGGTTATTTGGTACTTCAATAGTGAGTTCACTATTTTGATTATCAATTGTTAGTACTTGTGCGTAGGGTGATAATAATGAATAAACCGCACTATACCATTGTTCATCTGAAGGTATTTGAAGTAGTGTTGAACCTGTAAAAAACAAACTACTGATGGTCACACCTTGTATTTGGGATTCTACAGTAAACGTAGTTGCACTCAATAAACAATTTCCCAATCCTGAAGTCAAGTTAGCATAACCTTGATTCAACATTTCTAACATACCTCTTCGTGAACCTGAAATATAAGAGAAGTTATTTTGACTCATTCCGTATACCTGATAAGTTGAAATGATATCTAAACAACTGACTATGGTTGAGGCGGAATAACTACATCCGTTTGCATCGACAATAAGAAGTGTATAAGTGTCCGCGGTCAAACCTGTTATGTATATTTCTTGAGGATTACCTGATACGTTACTTGACCAATCGAAGGTAAATGGTGGAGTACCACTACTGATGAGGGTGGTAATGGATCCATTTCCACCTGAAATACAAGGTATTGGGTACAGTTCAAAGTTTACTGATTGTGAACCCAAAATGAAAGTTGTACCTTCTTGACGACAACCATCTACGTCTGTGACTTGATAGGTATATGACCCCGATGGTAAATTCAAGAACGAATATGACAATGCATCGGTCTGAAAACTAAAACCATTAGATAATGCATATATGTAAGGTGCGGTACCACCTGTCGAAATTTCTATTGATAAGACACCATTGTTATTTCCACAAGTTGTACCTGATGTTGAAATTGAATGTGTGAATTTATTTTGAGCTAATACCGTAAAATTTTGTGTGTATGTACACTGTCCAATATTCGAAACGGTAATGTTATATTCTCCAGGACTTAAATTTTCAAAACTATATTCGTAAGTGTTAGTTGTTGCATTTTTAGATTCACTAGATCCTGATAAACTATAAATGAAAGGTGGTAAACCACCAAATACTTGTATATTAATTGAACCACCTGAAACACTACAAAAAGAATCATTAACCGTAAATGTGACATTATTTATTGTATTTACAATATCTAAATTTGTCGAAAAAGTTTGTTTGCAAAAAGTAGCATCTGTCACATCAACCGTGAATATTCCTTCTGGTAAATTTGTGAATGTTTGTGTTTGAGAATAAGAAACTGTAATGTAACTATTTGAACCAGAATAGTAGTATGGGCCTGTTCCACCTGTAATGTTCAGAATTAAAGATCCATCATTGTTGAAACAAGTAGGTATTGTTGTTGCACTCCAAGAACCTAAACCTAAACTAGGAACAAAATCTACCGAAGCGGCTTTACTCAAAACACAATTATCAGAACTTCTCACAGTACAACCATAAACACCTTGAGTTAAACCTGTTATTGATGTTCCTGTGAAACCATTTGTCCATTCATATAAAAATGGTCCATTACCTGTGACTCCTGTTACAAAAATTTTACCAGTCGGATTTACATCGCATTCGGTGTCATTCACAATATAAAAACCAAAGTCTAATGTCTGACCCGAATTTATGATTATTGTTTCGGTTCGTGCAGAACAACCAGCTAAACTATTCGCTAATATTGAATATGTTCCAGCACTTAAATTAGTAAACTGGCAACTCAATTGATTATTACCTATTTGACTTAGTAAGTTGTTGTTACTATCAAGTAATGAGTAGGTTATTTCGTTGTAATCAGTAATTGCTGAAACAATAATACTACCATTTGAGTCACCACAAGTGGTATTCGCTGAAGTTATGAGATTCAAACATAATCCACTTGATACTGAAATATTTAAATAAAGATAGTTATTGACAGGTGCGGCACTATCGTTGATGAATACATTATAAACCCCAGGACCCAATCCTGAAATTTGTGATCCTGTAAATGATAAAGGGTCTAACCAAGTATAAAAATAAGGTTCTATTCCACCGAAAGCAGAAATTGTAATAGAACCAGCATTAATATTTTGACATGATCCTGTTACTGAATAAATTGCGTTAAAAGTACCAGCCATATTTTAATTACATTCAATTATGAAATTTATTCCTACATTTATGTCAACTGCTACTAAATTTTGAGTTGGTGGACACAATAGGTTATAAATTGTTACAACTTCGCCAACAAAAAAGTAATAATAACTAAATCCAAGTAATTGTGAAAGTGCCAAATTGACTGCACTTCTCCATTGACTATTATTAGGTACTTGTGTAGTTCCAACTCCACTGAAAAAGGGTAGTGTAACTAAGACCACACCATTAATTTTTATTTCTACAGACCAAAACGAATTCAAACTATTCGATAAACAATCACTCAGTAGTATGTTTTGACTATTCAAATAGGTATTCAAAACGTTATACAAAACATCCGAAAATGAAGAAACACCTGAAGACTCTGATGCCCAAGGAAATATATTGGTAGTCACATATTGGTAGTTACAATCATAAGAAAATAATTGTCCGTTTGCTACACTATTGTAGTTAAGTATAAAAACTCGGTTATTAGGATTGACAATTCTCATAAACTTATATTTTAACTACTTGGTGTTGGGGTTCTAGTAGGTGTAGGTGTTGGTGTAAGAGGAATACATACCGAACCACAAGGATCTAATTGTACTGGTACAGGACCTACTGCTCCTGAAATTCTAGAAGGAGTTGTAATTGCACAAACTACGTCATAATTATTGGCTTCAACAGTAATTGTTTGACTTGTGTTAGTACAATCGGTATACCCATATGTTGTTGCACCAATACCCGTGTTATCAAGTAAGAACTCATAACAAGTAACTGTACTACCAGAACATGTTACTGATGGTGTGGGTGTCTGTGTTCTCGTTGGTGTGGTCGTTGGTGTAACCGTACGTGTGTTCGTCGGTGTTACAGTATTAGTTGGTGTTACCGTATTTGTTGCAGTGTTCGAAGGTGTCTTTGTTACGGTTGTGGAAACTGTTGGGGTTTGAGTATTAGTTTTCGTTGTGGTCACACTCGGAGTCAACCCAATTGTTATACTAGGTGTCGGTGTAACTGATTTAGTCGGTGTAACAGTAGGAGTTACAGTTGGTGTCAACGTATTAGTAGGGGTTATAGTTGGTGTAATAGATGGTGTTATTGTATTAGTAGGAGTAGCTGTCGGTGTTTGATTCAGAGTTGCCGTGACTGAGGCTGTTGGACTTGGAGTAACAGGAACTCTAGCAACTTGCAATGAAACCAAGTAACATGGTTCTTGTTTTTTCCAAACATACTTTTGCCTCTGCATTGGAGAGTTCTCATATCTTATACCAGTTTGCCATATAGTTGTTGCTGGAACAAATTGTTCTATCAATCGTATCCAATTTGTACCCAAACCATCAACATATTCTATTAATTTTTTATAAGTAAAATTATAGTTAGGTACATCAGCATTTTGAACGGACTGTAAGAAATTATAAAAAATATCTAAAAGTGATGAATAACCACTCGTTTTCCCGTCAGTACTAAACCATCTGTCTCTAGCATTTATTGTCGATCTAATAAAATCTATTTGAAATTCGAAAAAAGTTTTCTTATCCGCTTCTGGGTTAATGAAACTCCAATTATAACTCCCTAAACTAGGGTAAGCAGGTGTCATACCTGAATTTGGTATAGGATAGTTAAAATTTCTAGACATATACCACACGTCATATAATAAACCCTGACCTGGATTTAAATATATTTCGGTATTCTTAGCATTAATTGCTAATCGATCATCTTCTACAATATAGTAAGCGTTAAGTCCACCATTAGAACTTTTTCTTAAAATAGGTGGTTGCCACGATTTTTTGTTGTCTCTAACTAATTTTAGATTGAAACCCAAATTCATATAAGGGAATGATCTCCACCTCTCAAAATATTCTTGACCGTAAGTAAATGGTTGTAATTCTGTTTGTACGAATGGACTTGAACCTGTAAAGACAGAAAATGTTGGAACAACAACTTCAGGACTTCTATGTTGTGGAGTTGATTCGAACCACCCCGCACCCTTTTCGAAAAAATAATTGTCAGTTTCGATAGGAGCATATGGATATCCCAATTCATCAACAGGGTAGTCGTCGAAATTAACACTCACTGATTGTACGATTGTTGAAGAACTGAAACCTGTATAGGTTATTCCGTAAATCGAAAAAGTTATTTCAGAATCGTATTCGGTAACCTCATTAACATATGTTCCACCTGTAAGTTGAAACAATTGGTCATAAAATTTTTGCATATCAATTCTTTGATCTGCAACATATACAAATTCGTTAAACTCGGTAACAGCTTCGGGTATACCCAAAAATCTAAGTAAAAACTCGATTGCTTTTCTCGTTCCTTTTGATTTATACAAATAGGCTGAATTTAAAATTAAGTTTTGATAAAAGTTGTAATTAATTTCATTTTCTGTTAATTCTCGAGAGTAACCTTCATATTGAGTTACTCCTGATGTTGATAAAGTTGATTGTAAATAACCTTGTTGAACAATTGGTGAAACATTTATGTTCCAACCCAACGTTTGTGCTAAATATTTTAACAACTCATCTGGTATGGTGTCACCTAGTTGGTATTGTACACTTGTCATATTCGCAAGCGCGGTAATGTATAATTTTATTTGGTCAAAACTCCTACCATAAATTTGAAGTACTTTGAACACTTTTTGGTCTTGGGTGTCAAATTCTAAAAAAGAGTTTGTTGTCAAAAACCTTGTAACTAAGTTGGTTTTAAACTCATCAAATTGTTGGCCGATTTCGTTAAGTTTACTCAAATAGTTTTCGAAATTGTTAGTCCTAATGTCTAGATTCCAAATACCATCTAGAGGAAAGGTAATCGATTTAGCTTGTATTGCAACTATTCCATTGTCCCCCTCGACAGGTACTGCAAAAGTTGCAGTATATTTTGGTGTAACTAATCTGTTCAATAAAAATTGAACTACTTCGTCAAAATCTTCAGAAAATATTTTTTCAACATAAAAATCACTCGGTCTTATTAAAAGATTTGAATTTGTGACACTCGTGTCAAAAGGTCTACCTGTAATTTTTAATGTGATAGTTCCTGAAGTTAAACTATCTGATGGTCTAAAATCTATAATAGTATAATTAACCCCATCAACCACCAAGACGTAATCCCTGAAACGATTAGTTAAATCTCGTATTGGTGAAAATTCCGACTCTCTATTTTGTAAATTAATTCTTGATTTAGAACTATAATCGATTGAAAAAGGATTCTGGATTTTACTAACGTTTATTGTTAATGTTGTCAAATCTGATATCTGATTGTAAGAAATATTGTAAGCGGTATTTCCTGTAGAATAATCTAAATCTAAGAAATCTATTTGTAGCCCTGCAGGGAAAAAACCAAGTATTCGTTGAACTGAGACTTCTAGACGTTTTCTCAGCGAACCATAAAGAGTGAAATTGGTTACTAACGATAAGTCAATATTCGGAAAAACTCTGTATTCTTTTGATTGTAATTCTCGTGACTCGTTTACCGAGGTCAATCCTAAAACATCCAATGATATTGGATCTCCAAAAACTCCGATGTTGAAGGTTCTATTGTTTTTTTCGGACAAAGAAATATCGAACTCAAAATTACCTTGAGTTAACCCTCCACCAGTTACCGTTTGTAAGCCAACAATATTGTCAAATGGTGTATCGGCTCCTGATGCTCCGTTAGTTCGAAAAAACCTTCTTTCCATTCACTTATTGTTGTGTTATTAATTGAAAAGATTTACTGAAATCGATATTTTCACCTCTATTTTGTTTAACCTCAAACAATAGGTTATCGAACTCATCTTTGATTTCATAAAGATTGAATTGTTGATATATGTTATTTTGTGGATCGTATATTGTATAGATACCATCCTCCATAGACTTGGTCTGATTACCGTAAAATGCAATATTCAGTGTTTCCAAATCATATTGGGTTACCTGAACCTCTACCGTTACAGGATTGAAAAACGTATTCGAAATGATAATATTTTGTCCAGGTTGACCAATATAAGGTGTTGCCGCTGGATTATTGCTTGGTGAACTACTAGGTGATACTGTACAAAAAACTAAATTAGTTTGACCTTCACTATATCGGTATCTAATTGATTTTTGTGATGTGTTTGTAAGATTTTGAACAATTGCTTCACAAAAAAAGTTAGATGTTATTATTCTGAAAAAATTTGGAATTTTACTTCCATTACTATCGAGATATTCCACCCTGAAACCAACTAACCCCTGAGCTTGGAATTTATTTACATATTGACTTGGTACATTAGATAAATCAATTATTATACCTTTAACATTTGGTAGAGCAGAAAGTACATTACAGTCAGTGATTGATGTTCTTATCTGAGCTGGACGAATGTATAATGTATAAATTCCAAGTTGAGTAAACGTTTCCGCTGGTAGTCTCAGATTATAAAGACCCCCCAAAATTTCATTATCATTACCCCCAGTTTGTGCGTTGTTAAAGTAGGGTCTTAAAATTTGTGTTGCATCTAATTTTGTAAGTACAAAATCATTTGTTACGTCCCTAGAAGGTGTGTAGTTCATTAAAATTTCTACATCTTCAGGTGAACAGTCCGCAGGTCTTATTGTTCCGTATGTACCTATTGCCATTTTTTTTTAGTTTACTTTATTTATAAATATCGAAATTTCATTTTAGCTAACATCAAAAAATCCATAACCATAAGTAGTTAAATCCCTAAAACTATCAATTTCACCAAGCCTCTGAATTCTTTCTAATGCTGAATTTTTACCACGATCAATGAATATGTCAGATTGTACTTCAGGTTCTGAAACGACTCCTAATAAGAATTCTTCTTTAACCAACGGATCAGCAACTAAATGATTCTCTGTTAATCCACTAGAGTTTAAAAAATAAATTGAAGTACCATCACTATAATCAAAAAAGTCTATATTTTGAATAGTATATGCGGTAAATACGGGATTGATATCTGTAATAATTCCGAATATATCCCCGTTTTGTATGACTGGTACATTGATAATGTAATTTGGTGGAGGCCCATAAATGTATAATTCTCTTAGTCTTGATGTTGTAATACCACTTACAGTAAAAGGAACTGTAATGTATGCTGAACTTATTTGAGCTGATACATTGTTCACAGCATCACCACTGAAAATAAAATTATAAGAAATTGGAGTTCCTGTCCAACTACCGACCATCGGTGTGAAATACGCCTCACCAGTTGGGTCCAATATTGGAACTAGTTGGTATGGGGTTTTGATTTGTTTGAAGACTGTTGTGTTTCCCCAAGGATTTACTTGTTGTAGTGTTATTGTATAACCACTAGGTGAGTTTGGATAGTTGTGAACAATAGAATTTGGTGTATACGCTGTGATTGTTTCTAAAGGCGATCCATCACCCCAATCCACTCGGTAGGATGATAAATCAAGAAATGATTTGAATTCATTGTCGGATGTATTGTAAATGTACCAAGTATATGGGTTACCTGTAGTAGAAGAAAATATAAAATTAGTTACAACATTGAGTTGAGATAATGCCCCATCAAAAACAGAAAAATAACCTACATCAATGGTTGTTTGAGTAAGTAAGATTGGAATGGTAAATCCTGTAAACAAAGAAGACCCGTTGGGTCCACTTTTGAGCATTTGAGTAACTCCTGAGTAAACTCCATATGTTTCACCTGAAACTTGAATTTCTGATTTATTGGTTAATAAAAATTCAGGTGATATTTTGACTCTTATTATTTCGGATTCCATCTATGTCGGGTTTACATATTCATACCACTTTATGGGTTCAAGTTCAGTCCCTACTCTAACTATATTCGGATACTTAAATACTTCATACTTTTGGATCGTATAATCTAAGTTCACTCGATAATAGAAATAATCTTCTTGACTAAAAGAGAATGGATTTGATGTATTCGCCAATTGATATTGAGGTTTATTCAACATTCTTATGAATTGTCCAGTATTTCCATTAAAAAATTTAGCAGACATATAAAAAGTATTAATATCCAAATAATTTCTTTTTTTTAACCAATAAATAAAAAACCCTTCTTTATCCCCTAAATAATCCAAAACGTATTTTGGTTTTTTTATCAACACATTTTGGAAAAATCCTAACTGTGAGGGTTGTGTTAAACCTTGATGTGTGGGTAAAATAATAGTAATATAGACTTTCTGATTAATATTATTTGGTGTATCGTACAAATCTAATTTCCAAAAAGATTTATTGAAATTAGGCCTTTGATAATAAATGTCCAAGTTAGAAAACTTGGATGTATATGAGTTTTCCCAAGTACCTGATAATGCAGGTATCGTCGTAGTTGTGTTAATAACGTTAGGATTGTACAACCAAAACTCATAGTTTATTGATGTTTGTTCTTTAACATTTGTGTAGTAGGATTTATGTTCAAATCTTGAAACTTCGAAATCTTGGTCTTTGTTAATAATTTGCTCCAAGACACTCTGTTCAAATTTTTCAACACCCTCCTGTTGACCATAGAAATCCCATGAGGATTCTAGTGGAATTACCAAGTCTTTTGATTGGTTATTAAATATAACTTCGATTTTATTCACACGGATCTATTAAAGGTTGTATTGTTATTTGATAATAATCAATTGGATTGAAAGATGATTCATCAGAGAACAATCTGAATGTTATGTTTCCAAATGGGTAATGTGCTTCATTTAGAAATGGAAAGTCAACTCCTCTTCCTTCATCATCGATAAACCCATAAGTGTAGAGATCTCTCCACAACCAAAGATTTTGATTTTCTGAAAAAAAAGCGTAACTAGGAACTACATCCACTAAATTGGGGGACGCTGTTTCTACATAATTGGAAAAAGTTTTAATTCTTACAGGAAAATGAACTTGATAATAAAACCCATTCGGATTTGTTTGATTTGCGGTGACATCAGTTGTAAATAACGATTGATTGTAAGTAAATTTATTCATATACGGAGATATGACCCTTTCCAATTGTTCTGTGTCGTTAAACTCACAAAAATCTCCAAGAACTGTATCACCACTTTGTTTTGGTAAATTGATTGTAAAATTGAAATAATTTGGAGTTGTGTTGAATAATCCTCTAGAAACTCTTGAATATTGGGATGTTCTAACATCTTCTATTGAGTCCGAATTGGTGAAATCGAACCATGTATTTGTCGCACCGCTTGTTAAATTAAATTGCCAACCCCTCTGTAATCGATTATGCCATCCAAAATATCCTACCCATTGGAACGACGCAAATATTTCTGAAACAGGTCGTTTGTTGTTGTCTAATAAATTTGTTAAATCTAAATCACGCTCAAATGTTACGTTATATGTATATGAACTTTGATACTGAAATATCTTAGCGATCTTATTTGGTGTTAATGCCGACAGTTGGTAGGAAGATTTGTTTGCATAAGAATTTTCTTCAAAAGCACTTCGAGTAGTAATGGTATCCTGAGCATTAGATATAATTTTATGATTTCTTACATAATACCTAGACTTGGTTTCTCCTGAATTATAAATGTCAATTATTCTTTTGAAAGTTCCAGTTTTGCCTGAAAAAAAAGTATTACCCGTGTATCCAACATTATAAAGGTTGAAAATATATTCGTCCGAACCATAAGTGTTATTACCCAAACTATAAACTTGATATGTATCAACATTGTTGTATGTAAATCTAGACAGTAATTGAACATATTCCCCAATAGACAAACCATGTTTAACAGGACAATTAAACTGAAGTATTTGTAACCCATTATCAGATCCTGTAGATATTATAAAAGGTACCCCATCATCCGATTTCCATGTGAATGAGTTGTTTGGTCCAAAATTATATGACATAGTCACCCCCGTAAGGTTTTCAAAAGGATATGATAATCTTACAGCCCAATTATAAGAAGATGCACTTTTTGTTATAAATCCATCAAAAAGTCCAGGTATATTAAGTTGTGTATTCGTTACATCTGTTCGTATAAACTCAAATTCTTGATAAGATGGAAGTCCACTCCATTGTTGTGAAACTAAAGATGTTATAGGGTCAACATAGTGTAAATTATTCAAATAATTTTCCCAAGATGGGTTTGGACAGTAACCTACTATATTATTTTCGTAAATATAATTTATTTTATATGTCGGTCTAAAAATATTAGAATCTTGTCTTTCATTATCAAATACAGTAATCAGACTTACGTTAGACGTTTGTTCATACTCAATAAGTTGTGATTGAGTTTCATTGAGTTGTGTATTAATATTTATATCCGTCTGAGGTGCTGCGGCATTTAGCAAGTCAGGTTTTACAACTAGATAATTTTGTACATCCATAATTTTAGTTCGGAATATATTTTTGTCTAAATTTATCTATCGCTGTAGCACCATTTTTAATACCAAAATAAAAGTAGAAAGGTCCTGAAGTTAATGTTTCTAAATTTGTTGTTCCAGGTACAACACTAGGAAAATTCAAACCTGTAGGATCTGTTTGATAGATATATCCCAAAGAATTTTGAACCTGTTGGTTTCCACCAACAAAGAAAGGAAAATAAAATCTGTCCAATCTTTGATAAGTGAAGGCCGAAAACGTGGTTTTATCTGTAATCCAACTATTTGATTCACTTCCGAATATAGAGAAAACACCATTGTTGGCTATATTCAAAAAACCATTATTTTTCCATGGGTAAAATGGAACTGTTTGGTTTACGACAGGCAAACTGTCGGCAACAAAATCTACAACTGATCCTGTTAGGGTGTAGTCGATCCTTTTGGGTGAAATCAAATCTCTATCCGTAGTTTCACCAGAATAAAAAATACCAAATACTGGTTTGGGCCTTAAACCTATAAAATTGGACGGAGTTAGTCCAAAATATATTGAAGATGAAGTTGTTCCATCGTCGGGATAATTTTCAGCATTAAATGGATTTATACCGTATTGAGAATTTATTTGTAACATTTGAGCGTAATCACCATCAACTCTTAAGTTAGATCTAGAAAATAAACCTCTTACAACACCTGCCGAGAAAAATTCGTTAGTATTGAGAATACGTGACAGGGCAAATACAGACGTTAAATTTTCTGTTGGGCCATATGAGGTTGGATCCAAATTGTCCATATTATACCCGTAGTAATCATTCGAATAGTACACATCTTTTGTCCAAAAAAATTGGGGACCCAAATCTACCATAGTGGTCGGGTATTTCAAGTATTTTGAATTTGACTGTCTTCTGTAAAAGTTTGGACTATACGACGCACCAATAAATCCTGAAGTTAAACTGTAAGGACTAGATCTGTAATAAAAGTTATTTGATTGTTCTTCAAATGCTAATTGTAATCCACAAAAACTATACTCAACAGATTGTCCTTGGACATTAGGCCCTACTCTCCTAACAAATGGTTTGTTATTAGAATCGAAAAAAACATTACTACTGAACGGAAATGCAAATAGACCTCCATTAACCCAAGAATTATTAAAACTTTGTGAAACAACACCACGACATAGTGCAAGTGTTGTACGAAACCTAAGTTTCCATTCACTTAATATTGTGAAATCGTTATTTCTCCCAAACAAACTACCAAAAGGTTCATTCAAAAGTACATAACACCCATCTTTGATTACTGGTAAATTCCTATTCGTATTCGTGTTACATGGGTCTGTAGAAGGTTTAATGATTAAATTAGAACCATAACCCACATAACAATCCAAATCAACCAATCCTTGACAAGTTAAACTTTCCAAAATTTTTTGAGTTGTGTTACCCGTTACAATATCATCATTCAAATCATCTAAAGGTGGGTCTGGTACCAAGTCACCCAAAATAACATTTGTTGCACCAGATTCTGAAATAAAGTAAAAACCTAAACTTGTGCTACACTGAAATGAAAATGTATTGGTACCCAATGTATCCAAATCAGTACCTGTAGGTAATCTGTCCGTTCTCATTACCAATTTAAATTGATCGGTCATTTGTAAAATAGGTCTGTTCGGTGGTGGTGTTGATGTAGAATACGAACCATTGATATAGGATGGACCAAAATATACAGTAGGTTTTATATTACCTGGAAAAGAATTGACCCCTGAAGGTCCATATCTAATGTATGAACCGCCTTCAATATACTCCTCCTGAATATATGCATTGGTCCCCTGTACTTTTACTTCCAATTTTAACGATGTTGTAGTTTGATCAACATCAGTTATTGACAGAGTGGGCCCTAAACTGAATTGGTTATTGAAATAACCAGGCGCTTGGAACTTGTCTATTTGTGTACCATCCAATGAGGAATAATATAAATGTAAATCTGAATTGTAAGAATTCCAATTTATCCCAGGTTGGAATAGGTATGAATCAAAGTAAAGTTTTAAAGTCGCGTTTGAATTATTTCCGTCTAGTTGTGTATCTGAATTGGTTACCAATTGGTCGTGTCTAACACAACGACCACCAGCTTGTATTGGTATATTTAAATAATAATTTCCTTGAACAGTTATTGTGTTTGGGTTAAAACTTGTATCATACCCAAATAACCTAGATAAATCATATTTTACTTTATGTTTCCCACTGTATGGATCAACCCCTCTTACCATAAAAATTATGTAAAGTTGTTCTCCTTTATAATAACTCAAATAATCACTCAAGTTCGGGGCTGAAAAAGGTGCACCTGTTTGGAACCCTTGAGGATCCCAATATAAAGTAAATTGTTTTGACAATCTTTTGTATAAACTATCTGACAGTACATATACGTTCTGAGGTGGTGGAGTGGGTTGATTAGAACAGTTTGTAGTGAATAGTATTTGCGGTGAAATTGGTGTTGCACTACCTGGTTGTGTGTGATTAGCTGGATCAGTCCATTGATTTGTTATTTGAGGTTGTTGTCCTTGTTGGGTTCTGACACATCTTGAGTATTGTCCTGGTACTAAACTTTCAATTTGTTGAACTCCAAAACAATCCGTATATTCAATCGTGTGTTCATTTAATGTTTGGTAATTTTGTGCATTTACATTAATATTTGGGTCTGGTAATAAATCAAAAGTCACATTAAAACATAGAAAATTAATACCTCCAGAAGAGCTGTTTGTTACGTTTAACGAAACAAACTGATTGTAAGACATTCCAGTTATTACCTGAAAGTATTCCAAGTCTGAAGGAAAAAAGTACTTCGAATCTGTCGTTTGTAATGGGGCATTTCCTCCAATCCTATAATTAACTGAACTGTTTTGTAAATTAGTGTTTGAAAAATTAGCATAATTTACTTCTATATCTATATTTGTATAAGTTACACCTGATATAACATTAGCCGCGTTAATATCCTTAGATAAATTCGGGTTTTGGAATGTTAATAATGTTTGTCCTGAAAGAGATGTGAAACATTGTTCATCTACTATCAGAGCAATTGCGTTGTCGTAATGTTGTTTTCCAACATTGAAATCTGGATTGAATGTTACACCTATTCTACTAATACCTCCACTCGTAGCCCCCACAGTAGGGTGATTAAAATAGTTTCCTTTTAGTGAAAACATATTGATAGTTTCCCATGGGGGTAACGAATTTACATAATAATACCAATTTCTGTATGAATTTCCTCCCATCTCTGCTTTTGGGATTCTCTGTTCATAAGGATGTCCTCTTGGTTCTACTTCATCCCAACCCCATCCTGCAAACATATATTGAATCTTATCGAATTCTATACTTTCACCATTTGGTCCAGCATTGTATGGTTGTGTCCAATTTTCAGCAATGTTCAAATCAGCATTACAACTTGTATCATCAAATCCACCACCACCTAATATATCATCACTAGAACAATCACAAGCTTGACAATCAGGATAAGTTAACATCGGTATTTTAAGTTTTTTCAAATCTGGAAATCTTTTCCTAATTTCTGATGGTGATGGTGGTTTTTTACATTTTACCTTGAACCCGATTTTGTTTGCCCAATTACATAACCTGTAAACTAGTTTAAGTACTGGTAACAACACAACTATAAAAAATTCTCTGATGAATGTTAGTAATAATGAAAGTACATGTAGTTGAACAATAAGGACAAGTAATATCGGACCTAAAATAGTTAATAAGATATTTGCAACAAAAAAAATAAAATCAAATTTATAATTTGCATCGGTCGATGGAAATTTATTGATTGTACCTTCACAAGTTTCATCAGTAATATCTTTGATGGCTACAAATCTATTTACAAAATCACCACTTTTAAAATTATCTATTAAGGCTGCAGTTGTGTAAACTTTTCTATATTTGAGTTGATAAAATGTGTCTTGACAATTTACCATCTCGGTCATCCTATCTATAAATTCATTGTTAGTTATTGTAAATCCGTTTGTATAACCACTCCAATCTAGTCCAAAATAATACGAACTTTGGAATTTTTTATACTCCGTTGAGTTAGTACTAATATTGTAGGCAGGATCGGTTTGTGATACAGACCATCCATACTCTTTTATATTTGGTACCAAATAATAACCTCTTCGTATTTCTCTTTTTTGAAAAGTTGGTGGTTGATCATACTTAATTTTGAAACGATATTTTCCTGATGTTGGAATACCGACAGATGGATCCAAACTAATGATTTGTTCTCCAAACTCGTTAGTTGTTACGTAATCCATATTCATAGGAACATTAAAAACGAATGTACCGTCAACATCAATAACTTTACCACCATTCGGTAGTTCAGCTTGTTCTAGAATAGGATACCCATTTTCATCATTGAAAATTGTTTGACGAACCGCAACTATTTCACCAGGACCACTCGTTAGATTACAAAGTTTACCAATTCCATTTTTAGGTCTACATCTTTTACTTAAGCTTTGTTCATCTACATTGGAAAACAAAGATCCCATAAAAATGGCTGAAGGTATAATTTTAACTCCTGAATCAAGTAAGTTAAAATCTTCTCGTGTAATCCTTATTTGACAGATTTCAGGATCACCCCAAAAAGGTTGAACTTGAATTGTTTTTACTTGATTGATTATCTGTGGTAGTAAGTCTAGATTGTTAGATGATGGAAATTTGTTACCGTCTATCTCTTCAGGTGTTGCAAGTCCTATGTCAACTAAATCTTGTGGTGCTAATGAGAACGGTCCGATGTCAGATAAATCACAATCCATTACCAATTTTTGTTCACCAAGTGGTACCCCCATTATTAGAAAATCCCCACTAGCGTTGGTTTTAACAGTATATTTGTAATATTTATCGTATATTTCTATCAGTGCTGGATTGGTAATGATGTCTTGTTTCGAGGGAAAAGTACCTGTTGGTGTGTGACCACCGTGTTGTTTATCGTAGGGTAAAAGATTGTATCTGTAACCATCATCATTAACATCTGTTACATCTCTATACGGATATAAAGTCGATATTATTGGATTTTGTAAGTCAACTTGATCTAGAGGTACAAATATACTTATCTTAACATTTGGAACACCAAATCCATCATTTACAATAACTCTCCCTGCAACAACTCCGTAGTCCGCACAAAAACGTGGATATGCCTCTTCTTGTCGAATCTTCAAAGATAAAATTTCTAATTGGTCAAAATCTTGATCCAATTGAATATTGATTTGTTTGTCTACCCCAACCTGGGTTCTGATTCTGTAACTATTGGACATAAAAATGTCTTTTTTTGATAAATAGTAATACTACTATTTTTCAAAATGTAATTCTACGAATCGATAAGTGAATTCTTACGTCAAAATAATTGACTGGTAGTTTTTGGTTCTTACAGTAATATCTCTATTTGGGAATCTGATTTGATAAATTTGATTTGGTTCTGCGAAAATTGTATTATCAACCAAAGATATTTTTTTAGTTTCAGAATTTGAATATGGCATTGAAGTTTGTGCGGATGAATATTGTCCACCAACTTTTCCAAAAACTGAAATGTCGTTTATACTCAATACTCCATTTTCATTTTGTATGATTCTATAAAGTTCCGATAGTACTATATTTTGTCCCATACCTCTAATGGCGGGACTGAAAAATGTTGAGATCTTATCAATTATATTAGTGATAACAACTCCCTGATTTTGTGACGCATCTAAGACCACTGAAGTATCTATTGCAATGTCAATAACCTGAGCGCTGCCAATTGTAACATAATCATTTATCATTCTGTAGTTTGAAAGATATTCAGCAATGTTATTCTTCAAAGTTTGAGATACCTCAGGAATTAATTTACCATTTTGATCATAAGACAAAACACTAACATTTATCTTATTATTATTTTCAGTTATTGAAACTTTTGCAGGTGCACCAAATTGTGGTGGCATATTTCTTAAAACCGCTTCATAATCCTGGATTGTTACCGCTCTATTTTGAGCACTAAAATTGTATGTTACGTAATTTCTAATTTCCTCCGTTGATGGGTATCCTGCGCCTCCTATAGCAGCAGTTGGGTTGTTACAAACCAAAGAATTAACTACTTGGGTATTGATTGTCTCAGATGGACCATTTACAAAGAAATTTACAGACCCAATTTGATTAATTACATTGACCCCTAAATTTGTACCAAGTCCACCACCGATTCTATATTGAATAAATAACGTCGAATTTGCTTGTGGTATAGCCCCCAACGCTAGTGAGTTATTTTGATATCGTTGTACCTTGAGTGGTACATCTAAAACGGTAAATTCTCTAAGTTGGTCATCCGCAGTGTTAGTACCTCCACCAAAAGTAATTTTATAAAAACCTTCGGGTGTGTATTCTGTGATAAACCTGTTTTGAGTTTCAATGTATACACCTACTTTGATTGCTGGATCATCGGATGGTTTTGATGGATCCTCAACAAATATGCGACTCTCAGCCAACGCTGGGACTTCATACCATCTACCTTGAGCACCTAAAAATTCTTGATCCGATGGAATATTCGAATACGCAGTTCCAGGCTTTTGTATCATCGATGTAATCCCTAAGACATTTTTTTCAGGTAAGAAAAAACTAAAGAAGGGTGTTACATCATTTGGAAGAATGGTTCTTTTGAAGATCTTTGTAATTCCATTAACTACAGTTTCTCTTTTGGTTATTGTGTAATTAATTAAATTATTATTTACGTCGAAATTAGGTATTTTCAACCTATTTGGAATCCCATCAATATTGAAAGGTGATGCAAAATTAACGTCATATACCGTTTCAAATATTTGACCTGCGCCAATTACTTGACTTCCCCTTCTTAGAATACCTAAGTACCGTTCATCTTCTTTGTCCCCAAACGCAGGTACCGTTATCGAAAAATCAACCAAAGCAACTGAAGGTCTTTGACCTGGAATTTTTAATCCATATGTCCTTGCTATGTTGTAAATTGATGATCTTTGTTGTGCAAATTGAAGTACGGTCTCCTGAATACTTCTGTCTATATTATAGTGAAGATTGTCCGCAACCGCAGCGTTAAGATCTAGAAATACCGAAAATACGGCAGCGTCGTTAAAGTTGTCAATTAACTCAGGATAATATGTCCTTGTATAATTGATGAGTTCCTGTCTTATAGTTACAAAATCTCTCGCAGTGTATGATATTTTTCTTTCAGCCATATTAGATATTAATAATTACAAAATCTTTAGAATTAAAGACATCGTTAGAAATTGCGTAATCAATTCTAACTTTAGCTGTATATTCTGAGACATTTTGATTTGGTATTGATAACTCAGGATTAACCACATTTCCCGCAGTTGTCACTGTCATACCAGCAGCTTCATCAGAAGCTGCCTGTATGACTATATTTGTGATTTGTAAGTTGGGTAAAAATTGTTGTACAGAGTCTCGTATCTCAGATTCAATTTCAGAAAAGGTAGGTCCGTCCATTGGTTGAAAAATGTATTCATACAATCTAGTCCCAAAATTCGGTAGAAAATATCTACTACCTTTTCTTGTGAGTAAAAGATGAATAAGATTCGTTCGGATTTCTTCAGCAACATATTCAGTTAACTCCAAATACTTACCTTCCATACTATCCACGAATGGAAAACTTATTCCATATGTCTTTCCTTGAGCCATACGTTTGAACTACCCAACCACTAAAGATGATTGGGATTCTGAAACTAAGTTCAGAATTTTGGACGCTTCATTGATTGTACCAACAATAGTTGGTCTTATTTCATCTCCACGTCTGTAATCGTCAGTTCCT